TAGTTGGTGGGGTATACCCTGCTCCACCCAGACCCGGCATTGGACTCGGCTGAACTCCGGGTTTCAGGACACCGGCACCAGCAGGCGTGGGATTTGCCACAAGAGACTGGTTTACAAGAGGGTCACTAAGATACGGTGACTGTGCTACTGGAGAAGCCATTGGTGCGGCTTTAGGAGCGGCTATTGCAGGATCGACAGCCTTTGCCCCATCGCCCATCGCCATTCCGCCTAACTTGCCAAGGCCATATGATCCGATACCTGACAGGATCCCCTTTTCGAGATCGCCTGTCTGAATATATGTTCCCAATCCAGAACCGATTGCACCGGCTGTAAGAGCTGACAGTCCAATTGATGGTGCTAGTGCTGATCCTGCGAGTGCTCCAATTAAAGGTAACATCGATATCCTTCCTTACAGGTATTTGTATTCTTCGGTTGCATCGAAACACGGACAGTCTTTTTCTGAGACGTCTCGGTGTCCAATGATGATCGACTCAGGGTAATCTTCCCTCAATCCTTTCAATAGCTCAACAAGCGCAACCGCTTGCTCGTCTGTGCGAGTGTCTTTTGGCTCGCCCTCTTTGTTTGTACCGCCAACGTAGCATACGCCAATGGAGTCTGCATTATGCCCCGACGCATGAGCGCCAGCCTTCTCTAGAGGACGACCGTCACACACTGTACCGTCAAGCTCTACTACAAAGTGATAACCAATGTCTGACCACCCGCGATCCAGATGCCACTGCCGAATCTCTTCAGTTGATACCTCTCGGCCTTCTGGTGTTGCCGAGCAATGGACAATGATGTTGTTAATGTCGCGCATAGGTCGTCCTGTTTGTTTATAATATTCTACCATTTTTCGGTAAAGCCGCGCATGCTCTGTAAATTCTTCAGTTGCAGAATTATTTCTTCTTGGCACTCAAGAAGCCTTCCACTGCGCCTCCACCAAAATAAAAACCAAGGATGATCATTGCACAGTAATCAATGGAGAACTGCTCCATGACCTTCGTCACACTGTCTGGATTACCGTGGCCAGACAAGGTCATTCCCATGACCAGTACAAAGCAGAGTATGTAAGCACCGCAGAATCCGAAAGCCAACACTCTCTGCGCCAATTTAAACGGGGCGTACGCATTCAATAGCTGGACCTTGCTCTGCGTCTTAATTGCAACCTCTTCTTCTGTTGAGGTATGCATGTCATCAATGAGCTTCAGTCCTGACTCGATTACTTTTTCTGAACCAAGAATTTTGGACAGTATTCCAATCATGAGGATCCTCCTTTGGCGAACCACATTATGATCATGATAAAGACGCCAATGAGAGTGAGAGAAGCGATAACACCGCCGCAGACAATAACTGCATTTTTAATGTCCTGCTTTCTCTTCTTCTTTTTCGCTTCAGCCGCCTTCTTTTCATTCTCTCGCATCTGTCGACGAGTGGCTTGGAATCGTTGCCAGTCTTCCCAAAGACCTGCGCGTCCGCTGTAAATCATCATTTCACGAACGGCTTTTTTTTGTTGTTCAATTTTCTCAAGGGCGAAAAAGGCGTCCATATCTCCAGACTTTGCTTTTTCCCTGATCTGATCTTCTGCGTCGGTCAGCTTCGTCAGATGCTTCCCCATCTCTCCGATGGAGCTAACATGACCAGCCATCTGCTTGATAGCCGATATAGCGTCGTTCGCTACCTTTATCGCGGCTATCGCCTCGAAGATCATTACTTAGGCCACATGCTTTGCGAGATAAGCGCAACAATCGCGCCAAGTATTCCAGAAGCAGAGATCAGGAAAGCGATCGTTCTCCAGCCACCCTTTGTTTGCTGGACTTGATCGCGCATCCACCTAATGTCGTCACGCATCTCAGCCACACTTTCCTCAAGATGAGTCAACCGTGCCGATACTTCTCCAAGCTCTCTATCTACTTCTGCCATTAGGTGATACTCACTGTCACTGTACCCACTGAACTTGTTGCGCTTGACCCTGCCACTGAGGATGTGTCCAACGCACTAACTTTTACAAAGCCACCATGATTATACAACGTGCCTTGTTCTTTCCCGACGTCATTAGTCGGAAGTTGTGTAATTGTAACCTCTGCGAATCGAGCATCGCCGGGGTTTCGAATCTGTTGCATTAAGATTGAGAACTGGCGAATCACCTCAGACATATACAGAGGGCTGTACTCTTTTGGCGGTATCGGGAACTGCGGCCTGACAAGCTTTCTGGACATTACCGTCTCCCGTCAGGCTTGATATCAATCCTCGGTGTACCCAGTCTCCATTTCACACCTTCTGCAGACGACTGTGCTCGGAGGGCAATGGATCGGCCTCTCAGTCTTACGTGTGCCTGATTGGTGTATTGCTCTACTGGTATCAGTGCTGACCGTGTAACGGTGCTTGTGTCGGTCTCAAGATACGCGCCGCCCGGAAAGTTTCTTGCTTTCAGGACAATATCCATTGCAGGTGATTCCACTGTCGATTCTTCAAACGTGACGTCTGGTATCAAGCGACGGACAAATGCAAAGTTATCTCCGTCCTGTAATGACACCTGACTTGACTCAATATAAGCCGTGATCGCGCTTGCTGGGCTTGTTGTTCCGTCATCGTACCCAAGTTCATGAAAGTATAGGTAGTTATTGGAGGCGGCAATCGGAAAAGATCTGATACCTCGGTCTAGCCATGAGGAGCGACCAAGTCCGCCGAAGTACCAGATCTGTAGTAAGTAATTATACACGACGTATCGGTCGTTGTTTTCACTACCAGAAGACGGGTAGAACCACCAGACTTCATTGAACGATGAGTTGACCCCAGACATGACCTTATCAGCCTGATCAATGTTGAAGTCGCTGAATACATACTCTCGTACTGTACATGGCAGTTTCTCAACCCGACCTGTGAATGAGTAGAAGTCTTCCACGCCCATCCAGAAGATATTATCGTCCACCGCGATGGCCGCATTCGGACCCATGATTGTTGTGTTCTCTGATATCGGCTCGATACCAAATGTAAACGGAGGCCCCAAGAACTGCATCACGTGAAGCGATACATCTGTGAATATAATAATCTGCTGTCTTGTTTCGACAGCAGTAACGATTCGAGAACCCGAACCTACACGTAAATCACCGGCTGTATTCTCTGGCGTTGGCAACCATGTCGTCGGATCTTCCTGATCTGAGAAGCGAATCAACAACGGATCTTGTACGCCGATATCTGTAAACGGATCACAGCCAAATACAACCACATGCCGATCTTGGTCAGACACAATCACTTTCTTTGCAATTGTTGGCGTTCCTGCATCAGCGCCTGCCAGAGTGTTGAGAGCGACCGCTCTACCAAAAATCGCATCATAGTTGGCGCTCTTATCCCAGTAATAAACACCGCCGTCAATAAGGTTGAATATCAGATCTTCGCCAAAGTTATCCTGAGTGAACAGGCGGAGTTCATCGCTTGATGCGGTGATGTCTGCGCCTGATCCCCAAGTGCCACGGCTCCAAACACCAGCACCCCAGCCGTTGCCAGCAACTACGGTATCAAGGCCTCTGCCGATTTGATACGCGCCGACAACTGATGACCCGCCGTTGCCTGTGTCAGATGAGTTGGCACTTACTTCATTCGGCACAAGCTGTCCATCGACCGTGATGCTACTGATTGTTGTTCCGGCCTCTCTTGCAGTAATGGTGTATGACGCATCGGTGAGAACATCAACCACCTCATACTCCTGATTGAGAACGGCGGCTGAGATCAATCCGCCTAAACTGACCGCACCACTAAAGGTAACAAAATCACCAGCGATTGCTCCGTGATTAACATCTGTAACAGTGATTGTGCTTGAGCCGTCTGTCGCACTGAATGTGACATCACCTGCGGCTGTCGTGGTACGAATCGGTGTGACGTCTTGGTAGCCACCACCTTGCTCAATATAGTATTTGCGGTCTGTGCCGACACTGATAAAAGAAGAGCCGTCCAGTGCGACCCATGGATGCAGTGAACGGTTAGTGCCAAGGAATGAGTTGCTGGATGTCTTTAGCC